CTGGAAAGGGCCGCCGTTGTAGAGCCATTCATCAAGTGAATTAGCTTCCCAAATTGGGTAGAAGTGTAGTCCGATGGCATTGCTGCTCGGAACGACGGCTCCCGATATGATGTTGTTTCCATACAACAGGGAGCCTGCGACTGGTTCGCGTATTCCATCAATGTCAACAGGTGGTGCTGCAACAAAAGCAACGATGAAGCAGATGGTGGCGGCAAGGAGACACGGAATCATCAGTGTTCCAAACCAGCCGACATAAAGACGGTTGTTAGTGCTGGTTACCCAGTCACAGAAAGTATCCCAAGCATTAGCCTTGGGTGCTGCAATTGTGGCAGTCATGAATGAAGTTAGTTTAGTCGAGTTACTTTGACTCGTCCAACTCCAGAGTTAGTGAGACCGATAGCATCAGCCGCACCTTTACTGAGATCTAAGCCTCTACCGTGAATGTAGGGACCGCGATCATTGACCCGAACAACGGCACACCTCTTGTAGCAAACATTTAGTTTGGTACCAAAGGGGAGTGTCTTGTGCGCTGCAGTAAGGCCGTTTTGATTGTACCGTTCACCATTGGCGGTGAGGTTTCCATGGAAGCCAGGACCGTACCAACTGGTGATCACCGACAGAGTAGTTAGAAGAGGAATCATTGTTTATTAGCAAAGGACTTTTCTATCTCCGTCTACTCAAAAAAAATAAGGCTCCCACCTGCTCGCTAAGTGGAAGCCTCTTGTGTTTAGAAAATGCCAGGAATGATTTGGCCGGTCAGTGCGTAAGCACCCACAGCAGCCATAAAGCCAAGCATAGCCAGGCGGCCATTGAGAAGTTCAGCACGTTCGTTATGGGGTACGCCGTAAGGATGGTCAGACATAATTAGAGGTGGTTCGATTGGCCAGATGTTTGTGTCGTTCATTAGAAACTAATATCAGAGCGGGACAGGCGACGCATCACGTCATCACGGTATGCTTCGTCGTTGTCATAGCGAGGGTCGCTCATTGCTTGTACCAACTCTTGCTGGCTACGGAAGCCAGTAGAGCTTTGGGCAGGCTTACCGGTGAGCATCTCACCCTCATACCCATTTGCATCTTGGTATCGGTACTGCAGTGCTTGCAGTGCAAGCTTGATAGCAGCAGCATTACCTGAGTCCACAAGGGAATCAAACGCTTCTACTTCTTCTGGACTGAAGTTGTCTGCAGCCCAGCTAGTTAGATCGTTGTATGCCTGTGCACCGCCTACGGAGTTCTGGATTTGGTTGACCTCTTGGTCACTCATCTCCCTCCCTTCAGGTGCGCTGTCAGCACCGTATGTATCTTGGTACCGTTGGTATGCTTCAAACAATTCCCGTGAACTGAGGTTGTCAAAGGCTGCCAGCGTCTCCTCGCTTAGTTCACCGTTGTTGGCAAACTCTTCGTTGATTGCTGAAAGAAACTCAACTCCGTAGTCCGATTCCTGAGAAGAGTCAACCTCTTCCTCTACGTATTCCTCAGCCTCATTGTTAGAGCCAAGTTTCTTCTCCAGCTCCAGGTACGCTTTCTCAAGCTCTGATGCATCACGATATTTGCCGGCAAGCATGTTGTTCTGCTCGGCTTGCATCTGTTCGCCAATTGCTAGCGATTCTGCTTCATCTGCTGCAATAGATGACAACACTTCCGTGTCAGCAGCGTTGTCATAGGTGAATACTTCTGCCATAAATACTATTGATTAGGTGGTGCGGGTTCTTGTGAGGCCATGTAGTCGCCAACCACTTGTTCCGCGTTGGGGTTCTTTGAAGGATCAGCAATAGGAGCTTTGAGCATCTGAGGCAGCTGTTGCATTTGCATCATCTGCTGCTGCTGTGCCATTGCACCTTGCTTTTCTTGTGTCCGCTGATCAACTGACTTCACAAGGTTCAGTACGTCGATACCTTGTGCAGCTGCAAGACGTTTGATTGCTTCGTCTGCGTTGATGTATTGCAGCATCTGCTCAGGACCAAGTGCCTGCACAATGGTTCCAAGGAATGAAGTCAACGACTCACGGTCCTGACCTCTACCCAAGGCGTTGATACCAGCAACGATGGTTGGGTTAACCAAGTTCCTAGGAATCTTGGGAAGCTCACCACTCCGCTGCAGAACCATCAGCTTTCGGTTGAGGTAAGGGATTAGGAACTCAACAGTCAACAGGGAGAACAAGCCACCCAGCTGCTGCTCCAGTTCCATTTGTGTTAGGCGCACCTCTTCTGCAGTAGTCCTTTCCGACTGGCGAACAGTCAGTACAAGGAATGCCTCAGAGATTCGCCGTTCAAGTGTTGCTGCGAGATTAGCTGCAGTAGAGAAGTCAGCAGTCTTACCCACTTGGATAACACCGATGTCTTCGGGTCTGCCTTGAACGATTGCACCGTTGCCTGCCTGGGCGATGGTGGCGGGTTTGGTAGTGCTTGAGGGTGATACCACGAACACCACCTTTGCGGCTGCTGCAGAGCCTTCTACAAGGGACTGAGAGAGTGCATTAAGTGACTTCAGGTCACCCATGAATTCCTCTACCCGTCCACGTCCGTAGTTCTCTCCGTCCACAGAGTTGAACCTCAGGACAAGCCAAGGCGAAGCATCCTTAGGAGCCTTACCTTCACTGCCTGGGAGAACTTCCCCGTAGACTTCCTGATACCAGATCCAGCGATTGTTGTCTAGCTTGACGTGAGTATAAACCTCACAATCATTTTCTGACGTGTAGGTATCCATCACGTCACGTGGCTTTTCTTGCAGCTCCTTGGGGAGCAGCTTCTTACTAATCAGTTCTTTGGTTACGATCTCAATTACGTTGCCGTTGCCATCTCTGTCAACGACATAGCGATTCAGTGGGTAGTGCTTTAACCCATCCTTACCCATGTAGATAAGAGCGTTGCCACCAACAACAAGATGTTTGATGGCCTGATGAACAACGACACGATCACTGGATGCAGCGATAGAGTCCATCACCATGCGCTCAATCTTGGCAAAACTGAGGTCAAGCTCTGACCGGATCTCAGCAGGCAACTCAGTGCCTAGCTTGTCATCACGGATTTGCAGCTTAAAGAAAGTAGTCTGGGGAGGAAGCAATGCAAGCATAAGCTTTGCTGCTAGCGTGACTACTGACTTAGCGCCTACTGATTGCCAAGGTTGTTTTAGGTTCTTGTGGGTTGTCCGCGACTCTTCACGTTGGATGAGGTACGGAAGTGTAAGCTCAGAGCACTGAACTGCTATGTCGAGAAAGTTAGTACGGTAACCGGTTAGATGATCATACCTTTGTTTAGCTTGCATCTACTTAACCTAGGTTAGTTCCGTTGTCATTACCACCCACGTTCAAAGAGGGTTCTCTTGCAATCCGAAGATCTCGGACGCTTGTTTTCTTGGCTTTTGTCTTGTTCCTCATGCCAAGGATTGGGACACCAGCATCCTCAGCAGTCTTGGTCTTGTAAGGCTGCTTCATGGATTGTTCAATCTGTGCCAGCATTTCTTGTTGCCTACGGTTGGCATCCTCTTGTGCCTGGCGCATTCGGTCTTCGACTGCTCGACGATCCAGTTCAGCTTGATGAGCTGCAGCAGCGGCTTGCTGTCCAGCCCTACGCTTTTCTTCTTCGATGTGGTGTGCGGGTCTACCCATACACATAGTTCTTACTCACTAGTAATACGATTGCGTACCCAATCCACAACACTTACCTGACCAGCTCTGTACATGATCTGATTGGTAGGTGTGTCTGGGACTGGATTGATTGGTGGAAAGTTTTCCTCCAGCTCAGACAACAACCGTTCAACGGTTAAGAGGTTAAGCGTATTGAGGGAGGTTTGGATTTGCATGTTCAAAGAACGCTGGCATACGTGCTCGTTTGGTATCGGCCAGCTCAGGAGCTTTGCCTTCGTACATCAAGCGGTCGCTTGCATCCAGCCAAAATTTTCTGTCTAAATATTTATCGGGCGAATTACCAAGAGGTTGAAGGATCCAATTGATAGTTGCCTTGCGTAGCTTATCCAGAGAAGGAGACACAGTGAGGTTAAGCTCACGAGCCACCAAACTATTAGCCGCAACGTGTACTTGTTCATCTCTGCTGATGTCTGCACTTACAGTACGTAATCCTGCATCACCACAAAATCTGAAGAATGGGAGGAGCACAAAGAAAATTGCACGTTCGGCCACCAGGGCTTTGAGGATTGTGTGATCTGGATGAGAAGTCCAGGCGTCGCGCAGTCGCATTGCTTCTTGCTCAGCCTTTTCATCAACCCCGATAGCGTTGGCGATGTAACCAAGTGCAAGGTCGTGGTTCTCTTCGTCTTTGATGTTGGACAGGAGCAAGTCCCTTGCCATTTCCGGTACTTCATTCTTCAAAGCATCCTTAATAAAATCACCAACAGGTAGTTCCATGTGCCGGATGGCCAAGGCACGGTAGATAGTTTCTTCCGCGCCTTCCTTCAGTTTCCCAGCAGTTGTTTGGACAGGAGTCCAGGTACGTTTCCGACTAAGTAGTTTTTCGTAGGGGTTCATTCGCCGCAATTACAATCAGGAGCAGGATCATTAAGAAGCGCATCCAGGTAATCGTTGACTTCCTCTTCGTCCAACGCAGCGTATGCGCTGGTCTTGTCTTGAGTGTCACCCATTACCTGAAGCGAATAGTAGAGACTGGTTTGCGGAGAACGCAGCCAGTCTTCAATAAACGCTTCGTCATAGGTGATCACATCAGACCAACTATTGAAGCTGTAACCGTGTAGCAGTCCGGTTCGATCAAGCAACCGCATGATCCCGTCTGCCACCTTTCGGTATGCCTCCCAGCCAACCTCAGACGCGATCTCAACAGGACCGTAGTCAAAGCTCTGGACGCCAAAGGTACCGCTATCACGGTCCACCTGACGGGCGATGGGAGGTGCGATCTCAGGACAGGTGGTGTACCCATCGAGATCCTTGTATCGGTAGCTGCACGATGCAGTAGGAGCGATGGCAAAAGCCCGATCCATCTTGTTCACTCGTGCAACCTGTGCGGCTTGGTTGATGCCGCTTTGGAATTCGTTGACTAGGACGTGAGCAGCAGTGCGTTCATACGGACGCTCGTTCAGTACATCCTCTAAGGCTTCACCAAACTCTTCGTAGGTGATTCCGCAGCGACGGAGCAGGTTTGCCAATCCGAGCATTCCCAGACCGACCTGGCGATCCGTCTCTGAAGGGAGGTACTCCCCGCTATCTCCGACACCTGTCTTGGCATGGAGAGCGCACAGCTCGGACATTCCGTGGACAAATGCACTTGAAATGTCATTGAACTCGCATCCGCCGAGTTGGACATGCTGCAGGAGACAGGTACCCCGTGAAGGCAAGTACACCTCCAAGCAAACGTTCCCACGGACTCGACGCCCATTGGCATCAATCTTTGTTTTGTTGAGCCAGATGTCACCTTGTCGGATACCTTGTAGAAGAGCTTCACGTACTTGGGGAGTAGCTTCCTCCCACCAGTAATCATTGATGTTCACGCATCGCTTCACCCACGGAAGCTCAGCACGGGAGGTCGTGATGAATTCAAGTACGTCAGGGTGAGTCAAATCCAGGTGCAGTACTACCGCACCGTTCTTGTACACTCCCCCACGCCGTAGTACTTCATTTAACGTAGAGTAGATCTTGGCGAAGGACACCGGGCCAGAAGCCACAAGACCCTTGCCGTTTTCTGCTCCTTTGGGACGGAGCTTAGATAGATGTACAGCAACGCCCGCTCCATGTCGGAGAGCGTGGCTGACAAATCGCCATGAAGCTTCGATTCCATCTGGACCTTCCATGGAATCCTCCACTACAAATACAGTGCAGGAGACAGGTAGGCGGCTGGTGGGATCGTCAATCCATGACTGCACTCGCCCAGTACGAGCGACGAGTTCTTTGGTAGTGGCGGACATTATTAAACGAGATCAGTAAGGTTTGGGGGTTGATAGTTCGGTCCTTTCAAGACCTTCCCGTCTTCACGACGGATCGGTTGACCATCAGATCCGAGCTTGGTCATGTTGCTTTGGTGTACGCGGTCGAGAGCTTCATCTAGATCCCAACCAAGGTTTTCTGCGTATTGGAAGCAGACGTACACGAGGTCTGCTAGTTCTTTCAAACAGTCAGCTGCGTTGACCTTGAAGTCCTTCAGTAGCTGATTCTCCGCATCAAGGAACTCTTTGAATTCCTCAACGATCAAAGTCTTCTGCCCAGTCCGTGAAGCTGGAGTCGTACTGTTCGTTACTTGGAAACCATGGCGAAACTCCTTGGCCTGGTGACTTATGAAGGATTTCATTTTCTAGTTCGTTCTGAAGGTAGTGGATTGCTTTTCGTAGATCTGACTTACGATCCTCTGTTTTGTAACCTGCTCGGCAGACGTACTTCACAGCATTACCAAGGTGGAAATTCAGTCCTTGGTCTCGAATAAACTCCCAAACTTGGATGTTCCCTCGTCGGTAGTAGGACGGTCCTGACTGGTTGGAGTTGGCCATTGGCGCACTAAGTTAGATACGTTATTGGATAGAACAAAGCACTGATGTTGTAGTGCCATAAAGACAGTGATGATGTCTTCTTTTGCTGATTCGGGGTGACGCAATGCGTCTTCAATCTGTCGCAGCTTGAACTGCTGCTCCATCGTTAGATCCACCACTACTGGTGGGGGACCAAAGGATTGGTTCTTGTGTGGAAAAATTGAAGTCATCTGCTTGAAGGATCTTTGCTAGACGTGCATTCATAAGAGCTACGTCTTCGTCAAGCTCCTTCTCAGCAAACGCCATCTTTACTGTGTCCCATGTAGCACCGTGTTCAGTGAGAAGAGCGTCTGCTCTTTTGACACCAATGCCAGGCACACCTGCGTAACCATCTGTCTGATCGCCAGCCATTGTCTGGATCAGATGCCAACGGTCACCTTCCTCTTTGGTAATCTCAACGACACCTTCTTTCATGTCGTACAGCTGCCCAGGAATCTGACGCATGTCTTTGTCAGGAGAGCAGATGATGTGACCTTCTTCTTTGGTTGCGTAGATACCCATGGCATCATCCGCTTCCAACCCAGGCATCACAACAACGTTGTACTCTTTCTTGAGCGCTTCGATGACCCTGCGGTAACCGCACGGTTTCTTTCGGTTTCGATGGCCTTTATATGCTGGGTCAATAAACTTCCTGAAATTGACGCTATCAGAAAAGAACAGAATAGAGTCATCAAAACATCCCAGGTCAGAAGCGATTCGATAAAGGTCGCGTTCGACCATTCGATAGGCTTCACTGAACCGACTGGTGACGAGGATAACGTCGTTCCCAAAGTCGATTTCGTCTTCGGCTCCAGCTGTATCTTTGTAGACGATGTAGTCACAATCTATTAGTAGGCTCACTTACCCTGTCCCCTTCGTAGCTTCTTGCCACGCTTGGGAAGGGATCGTTTTCCATTGCCTTGGTGGGTGTGTTTGAACTTGGCACGGGATTGGAATTCAACCCGCCCAAGTGATGTCTTAGATTTTGTTGCCATAAATTAGTGGACCTCTGACCAGTCGTTGCCTGACTTTGCTTCTGCTTCAATAGGAATACGTAAGTTGTAGTATTCACCAGCATGAGCAGCAGCCCATGTCAAGCTGAACTTCAAGTCTTCTGAGTATTGTGGTTGGCATTCAAACTGCAGCTCGTCATGTACGAATGCGAGTTGGTTTGCTTTTAGATCCGCTCGATAGTTGCACTCATGCGTCATTACCATCCAACGCTTTGCAATCACACCCGCTCCTGACTGGAGCAGCATGTTTAGCGATTTGTGCGGCGAGTCAACATTGATATGGCGACCGTCGATGGAACGTACATAGCCTCTATCAGCAGCTTTCTTTGTAGCTTTAACCAGCTCCTCAAGACCTGGAATAGCGTCCATGTACGCCTGGCGTATCTCTTTGCCTTTAATCTTTGCTTTGTTTGGCGTAAGACTCTGATCGTACGAGAGTCCAATCTTTTGATCGCCTGCGCCATAGAGGAATGCATAAGTTACTGTTTTAACAAGCCGTCTTGAGATGCCGATCTTGTCAGCATTTTCTTGGTGTATGTCACCGTGTAAGAGGACATCGGCATAACGACCTTCGTCATACCTAGCCAGATAGTGTGCCAACATGCGTAGCTCAATACCAGCCAAATCAGCACCGACCATCTCCATGCCAGGCGTTGCTCGGAACAGCTTTCTAAACTCTTCACTACTTGGTACCTGTGCGAGATTGGGTTTACGGTGTGCGCAACGATGCGTGATTGTGGCTACTGAGCAGTGGTGGTGAATCCTGTTGCCTCTTACTAACTTCAGCCAAGCATTGATGCCTTCCGACAACATGCCAAGCTGCTTGGTTAACTCAAGACAACGGAAGAGCTGTAGAGCAATTGGCGTACCAATGTCTTTCAGCACTACCTCATCAATCACCGGCTTACCCTTATCGGTAAACTCTGTTGGTTTCCAGCCGCAGTGGGTTTGCATTACCCACGCAATGTGATCTCGACTCGTGGGGTTAAACTCTTTCAGTCTTGTGAAGGTGCATCCTTCAACGTAGCCACTAATCTTGTTATTTCGTTTTGGAGTGAACTCGCTTCCTGCGATGAGGGGGTACTTCCCTCGAAGAACTTCTGTAAGATCTTCAAGCTCGCTTCGGAGAACTGACTCAAGTCGATGTGCTTCTCGCTCATTGAAGTACCAACCGTTAAGTTCTTGTTGTGTCAGGATCTCGGCAACTCTGTGCTCTAACGAGACCCAGTCAGGTATGGGTGGAAATGCTTGCATAATTTTGTGGTAACAACAACGTCCTGTTCGCAGTAGTCCTGCATGTCCTGAGACCACTCTTTCCAGTCAGTGGTCTTACCAAAACAACCTTTGTATTCACCTAGTCGATAACCGTAAGCCTCAAGGCTGTGCCTGCCGTACATCTGTGCAGGCATTTGATTCCACCTACGCTTTTGATCTAGCTTGAGAATATCAGCGTGATACAAACGGCTAAGGACCAAAGTATCCAGAACCCTAGTAGGGACTTGAAACCAAGGAAATAACTTACGGATAACAGGAATGTCGTAGTTAATGATGTTGTGACCCACAATACAGCCTGCGTCTTCAAGCCTTTCAATGCCACGAACAATAGGTTCTTGGTCACCTTGGTCGTTGTAGACCAGGGTTTGATCAGCTTCCACATCATGGATGACCAGACAGTGGATGCAGGTAACATCATTTAGTAACCCGTCGGTCTCCAGATCGAAGATTAGTGTCGGTCCATCCGGTGTAGGTTCGATCGACAAACTGTGCTCTCTGGACATCTTCTACTTTCGGTGGGTTCGGACGGTTAAAAATCAGTTGTTGGGTCGAAGTCTTCGATTGCTGTTTCATTGAATTTGCAGGTAGATAAGTCGTAAGTCAATTTGCAAGCGACGCCAACTTCGCCTGAATAGCGATTCTTAAGGACTCGCACTGTCGTATCACTTCCTCCATTTGTGGCCTGTTGATCTCTTTCGAGCGCGACCACTCCGTCAGAGAGTTGTGCAATTGCTGCGCTTCCCCTGAGCTGGCCCAAAGTGACGCGAGCGCCTTCTTCGTGATTCTTGTCATTAGCAGTGCGCCTTAAGTGAGAGACCAGGAACATTGCGACACCCGTACGTTCGACCAGTGAACGCAGGCGGGTCATGGTCCGGTCAATCATTTGGCGTTCGTCACCATCAAGACCGCTCAGAAGGATGGACAGGTGGTCTAAGAAAATGACTTTGGTGTCTAACCCGCAAGCAAGGTATTCAATTCGATTGTAGATAACATCGGGATCGAAAGAACCGAAGCCATCAAAAAGAAAGAGATTCCACTTAGCAAGAGTATCGTTATACGCTTGGGTGAGATCAGATCGTTCATGTTCTCCTAGGTGTAATGATTTTCCAACAGCAGCGGACATTAGTCCGAGAGCTGTTCGCCGGTTTGATTCTTCAAGTGCCAGGTAGCCGACACGCTCGCCTCGCATCAAAAGGTGAGTGCAGAGTTCTCGACAAAAGGAACTTTTGCCAATTCCAGAACCTGCCGTAATCGTTACCAATTCCCCGTATCTAATTCCATGGAGCTTGTCTTGCAATCCCTGGAATGGGTAGTCATGGTCAGACGGAGGTGATGGGGTTGTGACTAACTCCAGAAGTGATCTGGCGTCTACAATCCCGTCTGGTCGATACGGTTGAGCATCCCAGATTGCTCTTCTAACCGCCTCAGATTCATCTGCTTGTAGCGCATCTGAAGCATCCTTAAATACTTCCAGTCGTGCGATCTTCGTCTTGCCAGGTGGAAGGACGCTTGCTGCTTCCTCCGCCGCTTTACGGCCCGGCTCGTCATTGTCGAAGAACAGGACAATCTCCTCATAACCCTGGAGCCAGGGGAGAGCCCGTTGAACCGACTTCTTGGCCGCTGCGGCACCGCTAGGTAAAGAAACCATCGGCCACCCCGGCATAGCTTCCTGACAACTAGCCGCATCGAGCTCGCCTTCTGTAATGACGACTCGTTTTCCAGTGGAGGGAAACAAATGTTGTCCAAAGAGTGTGCCTGGGACATTGCCTTCGTATGTGAATATCTTGTCTTTGGTCTTTACCTTGCAGCCTTGAAGTACTCCAGTGTCGCTGAAATAATAGAAGCGTAGAACGTCTCCGTCTTTGTGGATTCGGTACTGCTTGCAGACCTTTTCCGAGATACGTCGTTTTTGCAGCCGTTCGGCTGATCCGCGTAATTGAACATTGGTGGACATTTTATGAGTGTGAACAATCTCTTCGACGTGATCGTACGAATTGCACGAAAAACAAAAAGTGTGCCCATCAGAATACAAAGAGTTTGCATCTGATGAGCCACAGTTATTACACGGCAAGTGCCTCACGAACTCGCTCTCGGAGTTGTGTGTATGCATCTGTCTGTTTCTGGTGGTAAGCGAGCCAGTCTTCAATGGCAATCAAAAAACCTTTTACAATGTTATCGCCGTAAGAAGGATCATCTGCATCAATGTCGGCTAGAATATCAGCAAACAAGTCCGTGTAATTCTCAGGAGAATTGTAGTCAGTCATGTGAGCCAGTCAATGGGGATGGATTGGTATGAACACCAAGGGAAGCCAGCTTTATCAGCCCACTTCCCATAGGTGGTTTTAGATCCTTTGTAGATCTTGTTAAAGGGTGCTTGAAAGACGAAGCGTATGTCTAATTCTGGATTGCACTTCTTGACTGCTTTCATCTTCCTTCGGTCTTCGCTTGTCAGGCGTCCCTTCACTTCGAGAAAGACACCATTCGGCAAAAGAAAGTCGGGGATGTAGTTGCATTCAAGTTGGTATGCGAGTTTCTTAGATTCGTATTCGTACTTCACCTTCAAGCTGGAGAGAAGATCAGCGACCTTCTCTTCCAAGCCTGAGCGATACATCAGAAGTCGTCGTCTTCGCTCACCGCTGCGACTGCAGTGATGTTGGGGTCATTCGTTTTGAAACCTTTGGTTTGACCGAACAAGGCAGCCACTTCGGTTTCGTCAAGGTCACCCGTATCCACAGCAGCACCGCTGTTGAGTGCAACGACCTGGATGCCAGCCAATTTCAAGCTGGTACCAAAGGTCACCTTGTCTTTCAGGACGTAAGGCTTCTGACGGAATGCCAGCTTCACCTTCGACCCTGAGTACAACGGGATGTTGTCGTCAGTAATAGGGGTGCCTTCGGTGTCAACCACAGGCGGGCGAGTCTCCTCATTCCAGGAGAACTTCACCTTGTATTGGTTGTCGCCAACCTCTTCCCAAGGCTCAGGCTTCAAGACACTGCGCTTAGGGTTAGTCAGCTTCGACTCACACCACTTAAGGGAATCGACGCGATCAGCTTCAAGTAGTTCAATCAGATCCCCATCGACAATTGCAGACAGGGAGTAGCCGAACTTACTCGGCTTCATGACAGCCTGATAACCCTCAAGGACAACAGGCTCTTTGGTGACGTGGATGGTTTGTGCCATTAACAGAAAAAATAGGTGGATTCAATTACTGACTCGGGTTGCAGGTCGCCAATAATCGGTGGGTCTGTCTCTGCTCCAATTTGATTCTTGAAGTCAGTCAGAAAGTCATGCTCTGCGAACAGGTGCATGTAGGTCTCTCGTACGAGAGTGGACAGGATTGACATGTCAGTTGCTCTGCACAGCACACTGTCATGGATGAGTGCTATCGGTGCGTCAAACCTGAGCGTTGCTAGGTGGAGCAGGGAAGCATCTAGTGAGTGGATGAGGTTCGGTGCCGTTGCGTTTTTGTGGTGAGCAAGGTCAACCTTGTCATCATCACCTACAGCCACATTGATCTCACAGTTGCCAAGCAGCTGCAATTGGATGCGCTGCACAATCTTCTTCATCAGCTTTTGAGTAACGACAAACCCAGATGGTGTTGTCCATGTCAGCTCATCAGCGCCAGCTTTGAATGCTTTGGCTACCTCTGACTCGATCCACTTCATTACCTTCATAGGACCAGGAACGACAACGTTCATTGCATCCCTGACTGCCTTGACAGTCAATTTGAGATCGTCACTACTGAAGTAAACTCCTGTCTGTTCCTTTAACTCAAACCTGAGAGATGTATCGAGAACAGTGGGTTTACCATTCTTGTCAAATTTCTCCCAAACTAATCCTCTATCAATAAAGGCATCACGAATGTACTGCCGGTTACTGAATGGCTTAGCATTGTAAGGAACAGTCATGACGGTCCTTTTGGTCGTTTTCCTGTCCATGTACGGCTGTAGATGTTCAGGAATGTGAGGCTTAGCTGCCTCTGCAATGACCTTGTAAGCGTCTTGAGGTTTATCGCTAGGCAACACGTTCACAAGACGCGCTGTAGAGGCATCTCGTGCGAGCCCTGCGAGTATCTGTAACCCACTGCAAGTTGCGTCTGTTGCTATCATCAGCCCTGTATGGCTGCGATCACATTCAATACAACAGTGGTAGTACTCCTCACAAGCAGCAAGGAATTGCCAAGGCTCTTCGACCCCCTCCCAATCACACAGGTTCTCAATCGGATCGGTTGCAACCCTGGTGATTAGGTCGTGGTTCTCAGCTACCCAAGACAACCTGTCAGCCATGGTGGCTTTATCGAGACCAAAGCACGTGGCGACCTGGAAGGCCAGCCAAGGCTCAGCCTCAGGAACCATGAATGACTCATCAGCAAACCGCAGTAGCGACTTACCGAAGTCGGTGTCTTGTGGTGTGAGGAACGCGGGGATTGGATAACACCTTCCCCGGTAGTCAAATGAGAATGGACAGAAAAACCTTTCCTTATCTCGAAAGATCTGCACTGCGTTCATTGTCATGCGTGTTCGGCATGACTTCTCAAACGCTTGTGCATTGGTGTTCATCACCTCCGCTGCTCGCCGTCTGTAATCTTTGCGAGAATCATAGTTCTCTGCAATGTCAACGGGTTTAGGTGGGAGAGGTACTTCGACGATAGGGACAAACTTACCCACCGCATACCCACGTTCTTGTAGCGTCTCTGCGACGCCAACAATGAAAGGGTTTAAGCGGTAAGCAACCTTCTGAATCTTGTTCAGAAAGGCGATGGGTGTTTCTCCCTGTATAAGGCCCTTATTGCCTCTACGTACCATGTCATGGCCTCGCATGACTTCGTTGAGGATGTAGCCACCAGCTCGATCGTTGCTCCAGTCGTTGGGCTCGACCAACATGGGCCAAGCCATCGGACTGAACAGTTCAGCTGTCTCCATTACCTGATCCTTGATCGCAAGGAACTCAGGTGTAGGAACGATGTGCAAATAGGTTTTTCTGCCTTGCCTAACTAACTGCTTGTCAAACCAGTTGCTTGCGTTGCAAATGCAATCCAACAACCAGCCACCTAGCTTTACGCGGTTGGCAATACCCCATGACTTCCAGTGCTCTACGTCATACCGCTTCATCAGGGTGCGGATGACTACCACCTTTTGGTGGGTGCCGATGGACCGGTGGAAGTAGTTGTCTTTTAACGTCTTGAGCAGGCCAGGAACGTTGCGCTCGTAAAAACGCATCATTGCCTCGTTTTCGATTGCTGTACCGATTGCGTCGGTCACGTTCTGAGACGTGTTGCTATTTGGCTTGCTTCCAAAAACCTTGTCAAACGTGACCTTGCAAGCAATGGCCGCCGCTGCTTCAGGTTCTATGTCCCTAAGGAACTCATGAATCTCTTTGAAGGCAACGCCAGCCTTTCGTTCATAGATTCGGTCAGTGGTTGCTTCGATCCGTTTAACCACCAACGGGATCAGGCTCTGGATTGACGCCACGGCATAGACAGCAGCACTGGCGTACTCCTTGTCTTCAAGCTTGGCGGTGTTGTCCCGTAGTGCCTTGAGTCCTTGGCGGATCTGTTCGCGTTCTAGCTCGATCTGCTCGTCGATCTGAGCGGGTGTTGGCATAGGCGTGAGTGTGAAGAATTGTTTGAGACGGGTGACTCGACTGAAGGTCGTACCCGTACGAATGTGGATAGGTAGTTGTAGCAATAAAAAAGCGGGTGTTACCCCGCTCGTGTCCACTTACGCTACAGGTCTCGCCTCACGATTTTGAGTCGAGTCCGTCTACCAATTCCGGCACGCTCCCAACGGATTCCAACGATTCTCAGCCTTGAGATTCGGGGAAGAAACCATGTTAGCAGCGGATTGGCAGCTCTACTAGACGGACCTAGATAGCGTTAGCGCAGTTGACAACCGATGCGTACGTGTTATGGACGTACCGCTCTGTTGTCTTGACGTTGGAGTGTCCCATCGTCTGCTTGACATGCATTACAGGCGTACCTGCTGCGATCTGCCAAGTCCCGTATGAGTGACGCAAGGTGTGGAACACATGGCCATCGGTGATGGTTGTGTCCTTGTACGTTGCGAACTTACGGATGTTGTTGAATTCACGGGACACTCGTTGACGGTTGTACCAGTAGTCCCCAAAGATCAGATCGTTGGGTCGTGCACCATCTAACAAGCGGTGAACCATTGGCATAAGCCGATCGTTCAAACCAACCTGGCGATAGTTGCTCGTCTTGGTACGTGTCTCTGGTGTGCCTCCGACATGGATCAGTGGTTGCTCCATGCGGAAGTCAAAGTCCCAAGCTCTCAGCTTCCTGATCTCACCTTGACGCAGCCCTGTGTAGGCAGCAAACAGGATTAGATCGGATAGCTCAGCACGACCGTGCTCACTAGCCAGCTGACACATGTGGTCAACTTGCTGCTGCGTGAACCATTCAGTGCGTCCCTCTGGCGTCTTGTAACGCAAGATGGTGGGCATTGAATCAATCAGGTGATGCCGAAGCAAACACTTGAAGGTCGTGCTGATTGTTGAGAGGAACTTGTTAGCACTGTTCTCACTCCACTCAAGGTCATCCTTAATGTTCTCAGTGACATCAGTGATGAGCTTGGAATCCATAGCCTTGAGAGGGATTGCCTCCCCGTCCATGTACTCCTGGAGTTGGCGGTGGTGCCGACGTGCGTTCTCTGCTTGGGTGTTCTTGTCCCTTGTAAGAGACCAGTTCGGATGATTCTCACAGGCAAAGTCA